CTTCTCCCCGGCATCCGTTGCGTTGATGCGACCATGCGATTCCACCAGATGACCGACTTCGTGTTCCGGTAACACTTGTCGATGAGGAGCCAGTCGTTCGATTCCATCGGGTGATCGTTCACCTCGGCGATGTATCGAACCCATAAATCTCGCTTGACGGCGTAACAGAACCAATCGACTTGGCCCGCGCGTGGGCGCGTAGCCCATGTGGGATAGACCCCCCAGCCCTTGATCTCGCCCCTGAAGAATACGATGTCCGGGTTTTCCCGCTCGACCAATGCCTTGAAGTCCTTGACGAAGTCCATATCGACGATCATGTTGTCGTCGTCCAGAACCATGACATAACGGGCATCTATCGACCAGGGTTTCGTCAACCCGTGTTCGGGAGAGAACCCGGAGTTCTTGTAACTATAACCGGGTTCGGCCTCGCGCATCGAACCCTGGATTAGGAAGTGTTGGTAATCATCGCATGTCTGGTTCTTGACCGAATCAAGGCATACCTTCTGCATGTTGGGACGTTGCGGGTGGCAACGCGTCAGGAAACAAATCGTCTTGCCGACCGTCAAGTCCACCGGCAACCCCGGCGCATAGTCCCCGTCCTTCCAGATGATCGGGAATCCGCCGGCCGGGGGACTCGGTTTATTCCTGTGCGGAGAACCTCGGCGCGGGGCCGGCCTGGACGTGACGTGCGGGACAACCCGAACATGAGTGCCAACCGGGAATACCCTGGAACGCGATGTCATGTGCATGCTCCTAAAATGCGCCGACACGTTCCGCCGCCGTCGTGCTTCACGAACTTCGGCGTCCCGTTCGACATGTCCTTGAACTGCTTGATGATCTTCCACGCTAGGCCCGCCTGATAGATCGCCAGCATCGTCGGCGTGCAGGGTGCGCCCCCGTGGACGTAGGGCGGGAACTTGCGGTAATTCTTGATGTCAATGAGTTGGAAGTACGGGTGGAGATACGGCATCCAGTTACCATCTTGAGGCGTCGGCTCAGGCGGATAGGAATAGATCGTCCCGAACCCGCTGAACGCCGTCGGGATGACATACCCCACGCCAAACGTGTCCTCCTCCATCATCAACAGCATATCGCCGACGCACGGCTCCAGGAGTTCCACATCGGTATCGAACATGATGGCGTATCGCGTCTGGCAGTAATCAATGCCGACATTCATCCCCGGCCCGTGGAAGACGTTGTGGCCGAATGCCATGACCGTCGTCAACGGTGACGCGAGGCTCTTGACATAGGCGGCAGTCGAGTTTCCGGGGTCCGACCCGTCCACGAGGATGATCGGCATGTCGGGATAGAATCTGCGGATGGCGTGATATGACTTCTCCACGAGCAGGCGCGTGTTGTAGGTGACGGCGATGGCCGTGACCATCCCGCCCCCGCCCGTAGGCGTGAACCCCGTCGGCTTTTCGGCACGCCCGCCGCCGATAATAACGGGGTTCGATAGCACGGGCTGGGTCCTGGCAACCCCCGACTTCCCCTTGATTGCCATCGCCCGACCAGACTGCGCGAGAGTCCGCCTGCTATTCCGAGAGGTTCTGCATAACGTCATAATGTCCAACGCTTATCCCATCGCATCCAGGTAGACCTGGTAATCCTGCGGCATCCATTGCCTCAAGACGCGTCGACCGGACGTGTCCCGGTTCGGGTACATCCCCGGGTTATGGCCCATTCCTATCCCCGCGCGTCCGGGCAGGCCCTTGATGCCGACGTAGAGCGGTCGATCCGCATCGGAGAAGAGCGTCAATTCACTCTTCTGCAACTGGCCGACCCGGCTCCTAGTGGTCAATGCTCTGCCCCCGAACTTGAAACTGTGATTGAGCGATTGCTTGGCCATCCGCCACATCCTGATGTCCAGGAAGTCAACGAACATGCTGGCCTCGACGGCACCCCTGAACGTCGGGATGAACGCGCTCGTGAACGCCGTCTGCGCGAGCGAGGCGTGGCCCTTGTTGTGCATCATGTAATACCCGCCCGTCGGCAAGTGGTAATACCTATTCTGCGTTATCCCGGCGATCTTGCTCCCGTCCAGATGCTTTGCCATTTCCTCGATGTAGTTCGGAGCGTAGTACTCGTCGTCCTCGATAATGAGTATCTTGTCGCCCTTGATGAGCGGGATGGCCTGAAGGAGATTGATGGCGAGCGTGTGCTTGGGGTCGCCCGCGCACGGCTCGCGCCTGACGTACTCCATCGGCACGCTCGGCACGATAGGCGTCTTGCCGTCGTCAACGACTATCCATTGATCGGGTTTCACCGTCTGGTTTGTCATCCAACGCTCGCAGAGCGACATCGCCAAGGGGCGGTCGCCCGTAGGCGTGATGGCCGTGATCATTCGTTCCCTCCGACCGTCCTGCGCGCGATGTCCTCTTCAATCTCCGCCGACTCGTAGATTTCCAAACAGACCGTGTCCTCGAGGGCATGGAACTTGTGGTAGACCCCGGCAGGGATCGTCGTCATGTTCCCGGAAGCGAGTACGGTCGTATCCATTTTGGTCACGCCATCCGGCCAGACGAGGACTTCCATACGCCCGCTCAAGACGATGAACGTGTTCGTCTTCCGCTCGTGCCGATGCTCCGAGCAGTAGCCCCCGGCCTTGATCTCAAGCAGGTGCGCTTGCAGATACCGGGTCGCGTAGAGCAGGGCGGTCGTTCCCCACGCCTTGCCGTGTCTTTCCATCTCTCAGCACCTCGTCGACGTTTCCGAATGGGAACAGCCTCAACGTGCTTCTCGGGTTGAGGTTGATGATCCCGCTTTTATCCGCGATGCCCTTGCCGATACGCTCGAACTCCCGAGCGAACGACAGGGCCGTCTTTTCGTGTGCTATGCCGCCGTACCCGCTATGGAAGTGCGCCTGTCCGTTCTCGTGCCGCATATCATAGCCGAGCAGGTAGATGGGCCGCGCCTGGAGGCAAAGGGCCAGATTGAGTGCGCCAACGCCGGAGTTGTTGCCGTGGTGCAGTCCGCCCGCAATGGACTTCGACAATCCGTGCCGCCCGACGCTGCGCACCGAATAGCAGTCCTCGAGTTTCCTGCCCATAATGTTGAGAAACACCTTGTGTCCCTTGAAGTCCTGCCACAACTTGTATCGTGCCGGGTCGTCATGGCAGAGGCGATAGAACCGCCAGTCCATGAAGAAAAGTATGTCCGCGAATGGGACGAACTCGAATGCCCGGTTGATGACGATGACGTGTCCGCGCCCGCGCAGGCGCTCGAAGTCGAACCCGATGAGCGACGGCCCGCCGCCCACGATGAAGCACGGCTCGTCGCGCCATGCCCCATCCGCCAGAACCTCGCTGAACGGGTTGTGGGGATTGACCGTTCTCCGCATGTCCGCCCGGTTCTCTTCCATGTGCGCATCGCGCGTGGCGTATATCTGCTGAACCGAGCGGCTCCGTGTCGTCAGTAACATATCCGTCATCTCCTGAAGGGCAGGGCAGGGGCGGAGGAGAATTGGTCCGTCCACCCCTGCCCGCATCAGTTTCTACTTTCTATAGTTAGCGATCCTGGTTGATGATCCCGACGAGGCCCGTATCGGTGACGGCATCTCCGTGCGTGTCAACGACAGCGCCGCACGTCGCCAGCGGTTCGTGGCTTGGGGTCGGGCAAGACCCGCTCTGCTCGTGGAACTCGATGCACGCGATCTGCTCGAGGTCGCCGATGCAACCCCCGTGCCTCATCCAGCCCGCAACCGTGTCGGTATAGGACAGGATGTCGAAGTCGTTGAACAGGGTCAGGTCCATCCGGTAGCCGGCCTTGATCGTCCGCTTGGGCAGGATCACCGCAACCCGGTTCGTGTGGGTGAGCATCATGGAGGTGATCATGCGGAAGTTGTAGTCGATGACCGCCGGGGAGCCGGGATAAGCCTGGTTCGTGACGCCGAGAGCCTGGCGCACCCTGCCGCGAAGGGCGAGGGGGACAAGAACGATGAACTCGGTCGTCTGAGGATTGAGTCCATAGCCGCGGTTGCGCAGATTGGTCAGAATAGTATATGCGGCGTAGTTGATGCTGTCCGCGATCTCGCGCGCATCGTGAGAACAATCGGAGCAGTCCGATTCGACGACCTTGCAACAGCCGTTGGCATCCATCGCCGCTTCGAGCAGCGCGTAGTAGATGCCGGCCCGAGACGAATAGGCCGCGTCACGGAACGCAATAGCGTTGTCTTCGATCGTCCACCAGTCGCCGTCCTCAAAGAGCTGACGGTGCCAGCCAAGGGCCGCGGCATAGGTGCAGAAATAGCACCGGTACTTGTCGCCCGCGAACTGATAGACCTTGGCCTTCTCGCCCGGCTTGACCTCGTTGAAGGTCAACCCACTCGTGACCCCTGCCACATCGAAGCCGCTCGCCTTGGAGCCGCTATAATCGGTGATGGCGAAGATCTGTTCGTAGGCGTTGTCGTAGTCGGGCGTGAGGTGGAACTTCTCGGCGATGGTGATCGCCTTCTCGTTGGCCCACCCGTCAGACATAAGGGTGAACTCCTGAACCTTCTGGTGAGCCGTCAGGAATTCCTGGACCTTGGAGAGCTCAGAGGGAACGAACCGGTTGGGCAGGGCGCAATACATCTTGAGGGCGCCGGCCAACTGGCGGTTCTGTTCCTTGTCGTTGTAGTTGAAGTTGTCCCAGTCGAGATTAAAGATTCTGCTTTTCATGGTGTTTTCGTCCGTCAGGGCAGGACGACCTCCACTTCGGCATGGTTGCCGTTGAGGTCGATCTCGACGAAGTCGTCGGTGATGGCCGCAGGTTCCGTGGCGATGCCGATCCAGAAGTCAGCCGAGCTATAAGTCGGCGTGACCTTCCTGGTCGTCTGGTCCCAGTAGACGCGCTCGCCAACGTGGAAATGGGTTCCGGCGATCTTGGGGGCCAGGATCTTCTCGGCGTGGTAGCAGAGGACGCCCTCTTCGCCGTTGAGAGTCGTCTCGAGCAGCGCCCCGACCGTGTCCTCGATCAGGTAGAGGTAGGATGTGCCGGCGGCGTTGGCATCTTTGATGCCGTCCTTATCGCCGCTCGACGTGAACTTGAATGTCCGCCAGTCGGCCATCGGCGTGGCGGTTCTCAATGCATTGGGCATTGTTGACTCCTTGTTGAATAATTACTTTTTCATTTCCGCACACGCGGCTCTTCCGCCGCCCGTCAGTCGAGCTTGATGAACGGGTTCTTGGCCGGATCGAGATAGGGATTGAGCGTGGGCGATGCGGGCTTCGCGCCGGGTTCCGTGCCGGTCGCGTTGCCACTTGCGCCTTCCGCCTTCTTCTCCTCGACCCCGAACACGTCCTTGGCGAGTCGCCCGTATTCGTCGATCTCGGCGTCCAGGTAGAAGTTGAACTCCTTCCCGACTTCCTCGACCTTCTGGGGCGTGAACCTCGCGAGACGCGCCTGGACGAACTTGGCCTGCTGGTCGGTGAGTTTCCGCTCTGACTTCTGCTTCTCGAACAATCCGCCAACCTGGCCCTTCGCGGCTTCGATCCGCAACTGGGCCGACTCTGCCTCGCTCGCCTTTGCCCGCTTCTCCAACTCTTCTCGGGTCTTGTCGAAACCCTCTTCGGTGCGCTTGCGATGGGCGTATTCCCCCGCAACTGCCCGCCGTGTCTCAGTCTCGACGAATCCCTTGACTGCCGGGTCGCTGGTGATGACGTCCACTCCGAACAGATCGGATGGCTTGACGTTTTCCGCCTTGAGGAACGACTTGACGTCCTCAATCGTGATGTCCATTAAATCGTCTCCTATGTTCTTATTTTTCGCGAATGCCTGGAGTTGACCGAGGAGGGTGGCCCCCTCGAACCCCGGCGTCTCGATTGCTGAATTGCCCAGAGCGATGCCCGTCACCTTGCTGACGTCGGCGACGTATAGCCCGCTCTTTGAGTCCTGGTCCAAATCAACGTCCGCCTCGATGGAGGCAACGTCGAGCGGGAGATGGCGAAAATCCGGGTAGATATAGCAGGCGACGACAGACGACAGGCGCGTGCCGATCTGCATCGCCTTCTTGCCGACGACCTCGCCGATGGCCGTGCGCCCCGCGGCTTCGTTCGTCCCAACCGTATGCCCGTGGAAGAGCTGAAGCCCTGCGGCGATCTTCTCGTGTAGTTTCTCGATGGCGCTGCGATACCACCGCTTGACGATGTTGCCCACGCCGAGCATGACCCCGCGGGCCTCGCCCTCGTGGCCCACGACGAATGCCTTGAACACGGGGCGCGGATCGGTGAGCTTGATCTCGCGCAGACGTGCGGGCGGGATCATCTGGCTGATCTCGTTCGCCGCCATCATCCGCAGTCGGGCTTGGATACGCATGGGACTCTCCTGTTACTTGGCCTTCTTGGGCCTGCCGCCCTTCTTCTTGACGACCTCGGCGACCTGTGCGGGGACGGGCGCGGGAGCAGCCTTCACCCTGACCACATCCGGTATGGCGGCGACCTCCGCCCGTTTCTTCATAGCCGCGATGTCGCCCAAATGCGATGTCGTGATCGGCCCGCCCGGTTTACGTTTCGGGTTCATCTCTTTGTAGCGGTTCCTGTCAAAGTCGAACACCTTGGGCTTGACCTGATCCGCTAGGATGTGACGCAACTTGACTGGTGCGTCATCAACCTTCGGCTTCATCGTACTTGCAAAAATCATGTCAACTCCTAAAATCAGATATGCCTGAATGGCGACCCGCCATGCCGACGAGGCGCGCCTCCGGCCCGTGCCGCACGCGCCCGCATGACCAGGCCAACCGTATGGCCGCAACCTGTGCATTTCGCGCACGTCGCCCAGCCCTTGCGCTTGAACGGGCAGGGACACTTCTTGACGAACATGGCCGACCCGCACTTGGGACAGGCCGTTTCGTGGATGGTCAGGCCAAGGTCATCCGTCGGCGCTGCCGTGCTGATCACTCTGCCGCCCCCTTCGCATTGGCCTTGATATCGACTTCCGTCTTGAACCGCTCCATATCGAGCTTCGCTTGTTCGAGTTCCTTCTCCTCTGCCGCCTCGCGCAACTCGGTCTCCTTCTCCACGTCGACGCCGGGTATCTGACCCGCAACGAACTCCTTGCTGATGATGCCGCCAAGTGCGGCCGGGATAAGCACGTTCTGGAGGTTCGTCCAATGATCCTGTGAGATGAGCGGTATCTCGACGCCTATCTTCGCGGGGTCGAGCTTGGTCGACTTCTGTGCGCCGCCCGTCTTGAGGTTGTAGAACATCATCGCCTTCTCGAGCAGCTCCTCGAATGCGCCGATCCATATCTCGCGCTCGCGCGTGGTCGCCGCCATGACGAGTTCCCGCGTGTTGTCGCCCGTGGCGCGATTCTTCAGCAAGTCGAGCAGGCCCAAGTAGTGAATCGGGATGCCCGTCGTGCCGCTTATCATCTTGACGTTGAGTTCGATCTCCGCGATGATGTTCGCCACTCCCTCGACCGTTGGCGATACAAGCGCGAACTCCGCGGTTGACGCAAGCGCCTTCCCGATCTTCCAGTTGATGTCCTTGATCTGGGCGAGCAGCGCCGACGCCTGTTGTGGTGTCTCGCACTTGAAGTATGGCGTGGGCGAGGAGAAGAGGTGATTGATCTCCCGCAGGTCGCGCAACGCCCTGTCTAGCCGGTCGATCTGCGTCAGGCACTTCATCACCTTGGGCTGTGCATCGTTAGCATCGTTGAGCCGTCCGCCGAACTTCTTATAGACGAACTCCGGCTCAAGCACCTCGCCAGCCGGCAGGAACGTCGATACATTGTTGACCATCACGGTCGTGGGCGGCCAGAACAGGCGCTTGTACCAGAGATAGTCGTTGGGGTCGACATCGATCTTGTACTTCTTCGAGAGCCAAGAGATGAACCGCACCGACACCATGCCGGGGTAGTCCTTGTACGGCTCCTCTTCGTCCTCGTCCCAGAACAGGCGCAGGGCGATCTTGCCCTCGATTTCCGACTCCTTGACGATCTCGTGCGCCATCTCCGCGTCGAGTGCGTTGTAGGCGAGGAAGTCCTCGGCCCAATCGAGTTCCGCCTGCGCCTCTTCCTTCGTCTCCGTGCGATGGACGATCTTCAGCCCTTCGCCCAGGATGAACGCGGCGCGCAGGTCGACCACGGCTCCCGTCTGGAGGCATCCCCATTCGGACGTTCCGCTGTACTTCTCGGACACGGCGAGGACACCCGTCGCGTAGTCACGGTAGTCGTTTCCGACGTAGGCGTTCTCGACGGAGTCGAGCGTGAGGATGTCCTTGCGGAGCAGTTCCTGGACCTTGTTGAGGTGGACAACCTTGTCCTCGAGCCGCCCCACCTCGGACTTCGCCTCGAACTCACGCAGGGAGGCGCCGCTCGCCTCGGCAATCGCCTGCTGGACGCGCATCTCCCGAGCCTGCGCTTGTGCCTTGGTATTGAATATGCCCATCATTGCCCCCTAATCGGGATACACGCTCTTGAATGTCATGCCGAGGTATGTCGCCGCCGCCTTGATATGTGTGAATATCGCGTACCGGATCGCGTCGAGCGAGTGGTCGTTGAACTTGACCGGCTCGGGTATCGGGTCATCGTTCTTGTCGACTTTCCACTTGTAGGTCGATAGTTCCTTGATGACGTTGGACGACCCCTCGAGGACGAATATCTTCTGCGACCGCAGGAAGTCGATGCCCGCACGCACGCTGTCCGCGCCCTTGGGCGCCGGGAGGACGTTGAACCCCATGCTGTTTATCTCATCTATGCTTTTAGGCTCTGCGCTGTCAGCATAGACATAATCGAGCGGGCGGATGTCGAGGTTCCGCATCTTCATCCCGAGGTCTTGATTCGTGAGCTTGTTCTCGTAGATCAGTTCCTCGACGTAGAGTTCGTCCGCCTTGCGGTGGATGCGCACGAGCGCCGAGGGATTGACCGAGTAGCCGAAGTCAAGGCCGTAGATGATCTCGTCGCAGTTGGGCGGGACGCGTGCCACGACAGACCACTTGTATATTTGGCCCTTGGGCGCGGCCCAGATGCCGAAGCGATAGATGAGTTTCGCCGTCTCGTCCGGGATGGCGTCGAGAGCGGCCAGGTACTCGAGGCGCATCGCGTCGATGGGGTTGTCCTCGATGGTCGAGCCGTGCGTGTATGCGCGCGCGTCTTTGTCCTTGGGATCGTCGGGGAAGAACCGCTTCTTGAGCCAGGGAGCGAGCGACTCGTCCGGGTTGAACGTGAGCATGATCTGCTTGTAGTGTTCGCATTGCTCGCGCAGGGCCAGGTCGACCTCGAGGAAATCGCGCTCGGTGAACTCCGTCGCCTCCTCGATCCATACACCCGTCAGCCCCTTGATGCTCTTGATCTTCTCCGGCTCGTCGAGGCCATCGAACAGGATCTCGTTCGGCAACCCCGCGGAGGACGGGAAGGACAGTATCTGATGCGTCTTGTCGTGCTGGTACTCGATGCCCTGTTCCACGAGAAGCGTCCGCATGACGCGCAGGGTCGATTCATGCGCGGTCTTCCTGACCTTGCGCAGGACGAGGAACCGATGCCCGCCCTCGTTCAGGCAACGGATGAGCAGTTTCCGTGCGGCGAACTCGGACTTGCCCGAGCCGCGCCCGCCAGCCATGACGAGGTAGCGGTCTTGGACATCTAGGAGCGGGTAGAACGAGGCGGAGATGTGGAGGTCGATCTCGCGCACGTTGTCGGTCACTTCTTCTCGCCCCCGTTGCCGTTCCCATTGTCCTTGTCACCCGGCTTGGTGTGGACGACGTGGATGGTCAACTTGTCGCCGGTCTTGATCGCGCCGGAGTGTTCGACTGCCTGATTGTCACGCCAGCGGAGCATGTTCTTGGTCATGAATATCCAGATGGCCGGGGGGAGCGTCTTGGCAAGCTTATAGAGCGTGGCGTCTCGGGTAGTCTGCCATGCTTTTAGGGCTTCGGAAAACTCGGGGTGAACCTTGGCCCACTCATAGACCGTGTCGGTACAGACGCCGAGTGAGTCGGCTATCTGTTCGATGCCGCACCCAGACAGGAACGACTCCGGCTTCGTGCGCAGCATATCGGCAGCGACTTGAACCTTGCCGATAATGTCGGCGTTGTATTTCGACGGCCTGCCGCCTGCGTGTTTAGCCAATGAGGTTCTCCCTCGTCGCCCTGACCGATGCCTCGTCAACGTGGGCGTAGTCGCAGTACCGCTTGATGATGACGTCGCAATACTTGGGGTCTATCTCCATGCCGTAGCAGGTGCGGTTCAGCTTCTCGGCGGCGATGAGCGTTGTGCCAGAGCCGAGAAAGGGGTCGAGGACAGAGCCGTTGTCATCGCAAACGGATTCGATATATGCCTCCGGCAAGGCCACGGGAAACATGGCGGGATGACCGATGTCTTGGCCCCTATGTGGCGCTGAGGTAAATACTGTCCCCATGCGTCTCATGGAGCCGACGACTTTGTGTTCTCGGCGGCGGAGCGTCCCGTCCGGTTGCCGGTCTGTGACTCCGACACATTGTCCGGCGCATTTATTGGGAATTGTCTCGTTCAGCTCAACGGGCCCGTTGGAGAAAACCAAAACCCACTCATGCTCAATAGGGAATATCGCAGACTGCTGGGCGATGGACTGCGCCGTCTCTCGATTCCAAACATTCCATGAGAGCAGACCAAGCCCTGCCGCCTCCGCAGCCTTGATGTAATCGTCCCAATACCTGACGACTCGCCCCTCGCGCCGGATGATGCCAAGGTTAACGGCGAATAGTTCTGTATGCGGCGATAAGTTCGGTATAAATGCCGCAAGATGGGAGACGCTGAGGTCTGAGCCGCCATATTCACGAGCATCCGCATAGGGCGGAGACGTAAAGCAAAGGTCCGCCTTCTCCCCCCGCATGAGCCGCGCCACGTCCTCGGCCTTCGTGCTGTCACCGCACAGGAGCCGATGCCGCCCGAGCGTGAACAGGTCGCCCGGCTTCGTCACCGCTGGCGTATCGTCCACCTCGGGAACCTCATCCGCGCCATCGTCTATGTCCGGCCCGTATCGCTCGACCACTTGCTTGAGGTCTATCGGCTCGCCGATGTCCACCTTGAACTCGCCGAGG